GATGCCGTACCCTCATGAGAGTATTTTGCAAATCTTAAATTAACAACTTGCCTTTGTATTTTATTATTTGGCCTATACAAATCTTTGTTACAAGCCATTATAGCTAAACCAGAACTAATCGCGGCATCAAATTTTGTCCTGTTATTTATATCAAACTTAGACCAATCGTTTAGTGTTTCATTAAAGTACATTGTGCCATACTGACCCTCTTCATTTAAACCAACGTGTCTATCTATATACATTTCAATAGCTGCAGCGTGAGCTTGCTTTATATCCTCGCTTGAGTTTGGTATTCCGCCAATTTCTTTTTCTGTAACCGACAGTTTGTTCCAAAGCTTATCAGGTCTGTTCATTGAATACCCGCGATAGCCTCTTCTTTTAAAATAATATAAAAGTCTAGGTTTATTGTTTTCACACAATAAAGGCATGCCGTAAAATACGCAAGCCATTAACACATCTTCAAAAAACATTTCTGCTGTTTGTGGCCTTGCTACATATTCTAGGAAAAAAGTACTCGGAGGAGCATCTTCCATACTAAATTTAGTTAAGCCGTGTAATGCGCCTTTAGATCCTCTTCCGTCTGTTGTTCCGGATATATCATAACTATCACACCCAAAAGCTCCCATGTGTTCATTACCTGGATACTTTATACCATTACGTGTAGTTTGCCTATTTTGAATATTATAACTAGGTGTCCAAGAAATTAAAAACCTGCCTTGAGGGTTTGGATTAAATATTACTTTTGTATCTTTAACTCCGTGCTCCCATTGAAAGCTGCCTCTTGTTAGGACATTACTGTTACCTAAGTCTTCGTTATAATCTATTTGCTCGTATATTTTTGCTAAATTAAATATACTATTTTTTGTTTCGTCTCTGAATGCGTGTTCCTCTGTTCTTGGGAATTGTCTGTAAAACTCGTTTAGAGCGTCCTGGTCGCCTTTTAATCCATCTACCTCATTATTCCAGTGCTCAATCACTCCGACTTCTATAACGTCTCCGTGTGGCCCCACAGTGCCTTCTGGCGGCTTATTAAATACTGGTTGTCCGTATTCGTCAATAAACCCTTCATAATTCCATTCCATGGGAATAAACAAAGAATACAGTCCAGACTTTGTTTGCCCGTTCGCATTTCTTTTTGTTACATCAGAGCTGTTGTATAATTTCTTAAAGTTTTCTCCCCCTTTATCTAAAGCGTTTGAGGTTGATCCCATCATACACTTACCTATAATTCTACTACCTAGCCTTAAACAAGTTTTTGTTACTCGCCAGTTGTTAAGTATATTATTTGGTCTTTCCCATTTACCGCTTTCATCGTGTACTAATAATTTTAGTTTTTCACCATCGTATGCGTTGTCGCCCGTGTTTTTCCAGTCGATTGTGGTGTCAAGCCCGACAATATCTTCCGTTGCGACGTTAGAGTCAAGTTTCTTTCTTGTAAACTTTGATGCGGGAACTCTGTAGGCAAGTTCTGTTTTGGGGCGGTCCATCCCATCCTGGATTGGTTTAAAGAAGAATGGATAGTTAATCGATATTGGTACAACTTTGTCTGTAAACATTTTCTTTGCATCACCCCCAGATTTGGACAGTATTCCAAATCGAGCATCTGAAGATATTGTTGCTTGGTTAACAGTTTCGCCGGAAGCCATAAAAGAAAATCCAGATCGTCTGTTTTTGAGATAGGACATTCCATAACATCTTTTGTCTGCTTTGCAAGCTTCCCAGAATATGTAGAATAATCTGTTTGATTCTCTAAAGTCAGGTTGCCCAACGTCAATTTTGGACCACTGCAAGTACATAAAGTGAGTACCAGTAATGTAAGTAGCCACACCTCTATTATTGAACCAATGACCTTCCTCTCTTTTTCTAAATTGTTCATCTATATATTTTTCCCAAGTTTCTTTAAATTCATCTGGATAATCCCGCCAATCAAATATACTATTAATACTCCTTAACTCTTTAGGATATTCTTCTGGTGTCCATTTGTCTGTTTCCTTACTTACTTTAGCAGGTACTGCGGGTAAAGCAATTTTTAAGCCTTGTATGTTATATATTTCACCTATCTTGCCTGTCCTGCTTATAACAACAACGTCGTGTTCCCTATTATAACCGTACTCCCATTTTCTACTTCTATTTAACCTAGATATAGTATTAGGCTTAATGGGTGTTATTATACTGTATAGATCTTGTGTATACATTACTTAGATCTTTTTTCAGCAAAACCTTTAAAGTCTTTCTTTACAGCCTCTTCCTTTGGTTTATTATCTAAAGCTCTTTGCTCATCATTAATACGGTTTAGGATTTCAAAAGCATCGAATATAGCTAGCTTTTTTGTAGCTGCTGCATTTTTTAATCGGTCTGCTGATATATCATCGTCTGAATCAACAATAGCTTCTTTAGCTACTTTTATTAATTCTTCAACTGCTTTCTGCCCAGCTAGGATTATATTCCTCTTCGTTTCCTTTATGTCCATAATTGATTGTAATTGAATTGGTGGGTACTCGGTATAACCTCTGCCCTTCTATAATAAACTCGTATTCTGATGTAGGTATAAAGCCCACTATATTATCTATCTCTAAATCGCAAGTACAGTATTTAACCACACCTATTAACGGTTTTTCTTTTTCAATAGAAAACATTTTAGTCTCCTTAATGGGAGCCACGAAACAAAAACCTTCCAAGGCTTTCCATTCACCGTCTCTTTTGTATGCGTATACTTGGTCTGGCTGAGCCAAATAAGTTTCTTCTGTTAAATAGCTTTTACTATTTTTTTCTTCGCCTCTTACATCTCTGAATCTTCTAAATACATTATGATGCAATATCACTTCATCTCCTTCTCGGAGCTCCTGGTATTTTTTAGCTAGTGGTAAACTTAGTATAACCCCTATTCTATTTGAATACTCGTGGTTTTGTAATTCAGTGTTTAATAGTAATTCTTGTCCTTCAATTGTAGTCTGTCCTGTTGTTCTGCCTCCTTGCGGTGTTACAAGGTAGTTAAATACACTTTGCATTTTACCATGAAATGTTATATTCCACAGATATTGACATATTCTTGTTGAAGTCTTTCCAAGGCATAAGAATATCGCCCTTAGATATATATACAGTGTACTTGTTGTCTTCCTCTATAATACTATCTATAGTATGTCCGCCATATACTTCTTGCCCCACGGCATAGTGCATTGCGTCATTCTTATAATCTTTGCCTATACTAATCTTTCTTATCAACTGCATTTTCTGTAAATTTACCAGTATTAAGATCGATGCTTACGTCTCCGTATTTAGAGGCAAGTATTTTTTGAGTGCTTTCTACTTCTTTAGTGAATAATAATATTTCGGCTAGAAGTTTAGCCTTGTGCGCTTCGAGCCCACCTATTTGCATTTGTGTTTCGTTTACACGATTTACAGCCTCTCGCAATTCATTTAATTCAGATTCGCTGAGCTGATTATCTTTAACGACCTCAAACTCTGTGTAGTCTTTTTCTTTTTTCATTTAATTAAATTTAATTATTACTTATATGGAAACATCTTATTTAACGTTTCTTTTCTTTTATCACAACCGCAATCAAAAGGTAAAGCCTTAACCACTTTTTTAATTCCGGTCACGGTTGTAATTTTTTCTATTGTATCTCCTAAGCCTTTAGTCTTCACTTTTTAAAGTAATCCATTTTCATAGGCGATTTCTTTTTAAAGAAACCAGGCTTATTCATTTCAACAGGGGTATCAACTTCGTTACCTATATCTCTTTGCCTTTCTACCCCTAATTCCCCTTGTTGTCTATTAACATCATCCAGCACTATATCTTTATTTGTTCCAAACCCGTATTTACCTTGCTTAGATTGAATTTGTGAATTTCTTAATTCAGAGTCTGCAACTTCTTTTATAGACGCGGCCGCTGCCTCTTTTCTAGCGCGTCTTTGATCTTTTGCGGAAAGTGTATCATCCTTTCTGCGAGCTGCTCTATCTGCCTTTCTTTGGTATTTTTTTGCATTACGAGCCGCTACCTTAGCTTTTCTTAAGTTATTACGAGTAGCGTAAGCGCTGGAAGCTTCTCCTGTGCGCGCAACTTTTTCAATAATAGCAGTTTTTTTAGGGTCTTTTTTGTCATCTGTTCCAGGTGTGCCATCTGTCCCAGGTGTGCCTTTTTCAAGAGCCCCGCCTTCGTATTTATGAAAACCAGAACAGCCAGGCGTGCCCTTAGGTTTACCTTTGCAGTATTCATTTTGTTTTGCCCATTTTTCTGCGGCTGCTCCTGTAGCTTTTTCTCCAGTAAAAGTTTCAGTTGGCTTTGTAATTACGTCCGGCGTGCCGTCTGTACCCGGGGTTCCATCAGTACCTGGGGTTATTGTGGTAGTGGTTTTTCCAAGACTTATACCCTTGTCTGTTATTTGATCTTGAATAGCCTCTTCAACAATGGTTTTAGGGGTTTTTGCTTGCTTAAAAGGGGAAGACTTCATCGCATACCCTTTCATCTTACTTGGCGAAGGCATAGTGCGAGTCTTGTTATTCCCATCAACTCCAGCCGGTCCTACATTTAGTAGCGGCTCTTTTGTTTTGAACATGCCGCTTTTAACGCGGGCTGTAATTGGTCTGTTATTCATCTGTATCTTTATTTGTTGTTTCTTCTCCTGTATCTTTATTTGTTGTTTCTTCTTCTGTTTTTGTCTCACCTTCGCCTTTGCCTTCACCTTCACCTTTACCGGTATTGCCGTCAGGAATTTCTGGGTATGTATTACCCAAATTAGCTGCTGTAGGTTCGGGCTCTAATGTTTTAAATCCATCCGCAACCGCCGCTCCAATATCAGTAAACTTTTTTGCGGAACGCGCTGCGCCGTCAACTAAAGCCATGTTTATTTTAAGAGGGGAACTTGATTTACGCGTTATAGGTAAGCTATTAGCTAGGTCTCCACTATAGCCATCTTGAAAATAAGCTTCACCCCCATAAAAGTTTTTCTTTATTTTAGCCGGACTAGATATTCTTCCAAACCTTTTTTCAGCCCTAGCTAAATTACCCGGCTGATCTCCGCCAACACCTCTTCTTGGGCCAGGCGCTGATTTATCTTGAAAGCTATTTTGGTTTTTATATTTAAACCTATTAGCTGATCCTCTAAAATTTAATCCCATAATTATGATTGTTTATATGCTTCGTTTTCCCACTCAAAATCCGGATGCCCTTCATTCATTGTAGCCCTGTCGTATTTCCTAGCGGGTGTCTTTGTATCTCGCTTCCAAGTAACAGAGTCATCTGAATATTGTAATCTACCAGTAGCCATTTGATCTAAATGTACTTTTTCGTGATTAACAGCATCTTGGACTTTATTTTCAGGCAAGTCCGAGCTAACAAAGATTGTTCCATCTCTATTAGCTTCTGCTTGTACTCCTTCTTCCAGGTCGTTTTTTACAATAACCGGTGTACCAAACTCTGATGTAGCGTCATGTAAACCAAATATTTCGGAATGTGATTTTAATTTAAAAGCCATTTACCCTTGAGCATTGTTATTACGAAGCCCGCCTTTAAGATTGTTTTTAAGCATTTTGGCGTCATATCTGCCGCCCATACGTTTAGCTCTAACTTTGTGTCTATTTCCTTTTTTAACGTTACCTGCTTTATAAGCCGCTTCCGCTTTTTCTCCCTGTCTTATTATTCTTTGGCCTGCTTTATCAACTTGCTTAGCCGGAGACTTTGCAGCAATAGCATTAACTATTTCTTTTGGTAAATTAGCTTTTTGCTTAGCTGTTTGTTTAGCTGGGGAGGTTTTCTTTTTTTTAGCTTTGTTGGCTATATCCTCGAATAAAATGTCGTATTTTGACTTCTTTTGATTTTTTGGTGGCTTTGCAGCATTTTTGCCGTCAGGTCCAAATACAGACTTATCCGCCTTTTTTGATTGCTTAGCTGGAGATCTTCTAGCTCTTCTTCTTTTTATTCTTTCTTCTAATACTCTTGTTTTTTCTGCTCTTCTTTCTGCTTGGCTCTTTTTTCTAGCGGCTTGTTTTCTTTTCCTTGTAGAATTCTTTTGTACTTTAGAAGTTTCTTTTTCAATATTAGCAACTTCATTATCGCCTTCTGCCTCTTTTAATTTCTGCAGAGCCTTTTCCTTAGGGGTTAATTCTCTTTTATTTGTTGCTTTTGTTTTTTTAACGCTTGCTTTCTTTACAGGTTCTGATTCTATAGCAGACACTTTTTTCTTTTTTACTCGCTTAAGCTCTTTGCTGATATTGCGCGCCTTATCTTCACGCGGCAGCCTTTCACTTATGTCAAGGTAATTTTTTGTTTCGTCTTTAGCATCTTCATTTCCTGAACCTTCTGAGAGCTGCTTAGCAGGAGAAGAAGTTTCCATTGGGCCGTAGCCTTTATTCATGTTTTTTGCTGGAGAAGAAGTCTTTGCAGGGCCATAGCCTTTGTTCATGTTTTTTGCCGGTGATATCCCCATTGCTTTCATTAAAAGAGGGGATTTGGGGTTCATTTTAAATGCCATAGTTTTATTTTTATCTTTCGCTATCTTTTATCATGTTATCAATAGCATGGTTAAACACTTTATCTGTGTACGTTTTATTTTTATAAAATGTGCTTTTTGCCGACGTAGGTAAATCCTCTTCGCCGAGTAATATTCTGTATATTCTTGTTATAAGTTGCTTACACTTAAACGATGTTGTATATGTGTTATACTTCATCGTAGTTCTATTCCTTTTGCTAAAAATGGTTATCCATTCGTTTTTGCGCAGTCTTTCCCATCTTGCTTTGTCCCAGGAATACGTATATGCCCCATTAATAAAATCATTACGTATAAAATGCTTTTTACAATCTAAGTAAATAAGTAGCTCTAAATCCGCATCTTTTAACCCGTAAGTTTTACAAGCCCATTTTCTAACGAGCCTATAATACTTAAAGATATTCTTATTTCTTAGATCTTGTGCGCTTAGCCTCATTCGACTAGCACTATATCATTTATGGTAATAACATGGTACATCTTGTCATTCCATTCTATCCCGTGCCCGGCGTGTTTGTCATATCTAACAACACTACCTTCTTTTATATAATCAACTTTATCACCTGCACTTATAACCTCAGCTTTTAAATACCTAATGTCTGTGTTCTGTGTTTCAGTTAATTCTAGGCCTGCAACCGTTTTTGGCGCTTCCTTTATCTTATCTATAACGATGTAGTAGTTAATTGCTTTCAAGAGATCTTACATTTGAGATTATACAATCAGCTGATATAATTGTGGTAGCAACACTTATCGCATTCTTTAATGCAGACTTGGTTACTAACACGGGATCTATAATACCGCTTTCTATCATTCTTTTATAACAACCGCAGGTTACATCTACTCCGATACCTACCCAGTCTTCCTTGTCGTCGCTTGCTTCTGATTTAGCTTTTGGAAATTCGTAATCAGAATACCCGGCATTACCCAGTATTATCTTGTATGGCTCTTGTATAGCTTTTAGCAATATATTGTACCCATCGTTTTTAGGCTCTATAAGTTGAGAAGCATTTAATAAAGCTGTTCCACCTCCAGGTATAATACCTTCTTGTAAAGCGGCTTTAGTTGCGTGAATCGCATCCTCAACTCTGTCTTTCTTTTCTTTCAGCTCAACCGCCGAATCGGCACCTACATAAACAACCCCAACTTTACCTGTTAGCATAGACAGGCGCTCTTCAAGCTTTTTCTTAATATAGCTGTTTGTTTCCTTTTCTATTTTATTGTTTACTTCGGTTATCCTTTCAGATAAATCTTCTGCGTTTTCTTTTATTTGCAATGTAGTGTTCTTACTATCGGTAACAGACTTTATTACTTCCCCTAAAACGCCTGGATCGATTAAATCTAAATCATCTCCAAGTTCTTCGTTTACAACGGTAGCACCTGTCAATATAGCTAAGTCTTCAATTGTGTCTTGCTTGGTTGGCCCAAAGCCAGGTAGATCGACAATGTTTACTTTAATATTACCCTTAACCTTATTTGCTAGTAATGTAGCGTATGGTTGCTGGTCCATCGGTGCTACAATAAGCAATGCTCTTTTTGTTTTAACCACATGCTCTAATATACTTTGTATACGCCGTACGCTTGGTATATTTGAACTTACTATTAAAACGTATGGGTTTTCCAGTACAGCTGTACCTTTATCTTTGTCTGTTAATAAATGCGGGGATTTTATACCTGCATTGAATTGAGTACCTTCAACAAAATCTACATATGTATCATTTGTTTCAGAGTCTTCCATTAGAACGACGCCATTCTTTCCAACTTTTTCGAAAGCTTCTCCAATTTTATCTCCAAGACTCTTTTCGTTATTGCAACTGATATAAGCAACCTGTTTAAGCATATCTCCTTCAACTGGTATACTGGCATCGTCAAGGTAA